CGACATTTGAAGTCACTCTTTGAGAAGTCTTAAAAACTCCTTCTTGCTCAATCCAGCTTGTTTTAGAATGGATATTAATGTTCCCCTTGGTATATTCTTTTTTCTTGGTATTATCACTAATCTGTATTTCCCATCTTCATCTATTTTGTACATTGCAATATGACTACCCTTACCTCTTTTTGGTGCATAGATAAATCCAGCTCTCGATAGAGCTTTTATCACATCACTGTATGAGACACTTGGTAGTTTCACAAACAAACTGTCGATTATCCTAATATTTAAATCTAAGTCACCCCAACCTATATCACCGAGTTAATCGGAATAGAACTCATTAAACAGTTTTTAAAGTCTAAGCCTTGAAAACTCTATATGCACGAAGTTCGAGCAGCAATTCTAAAGCAACTTTACGATTTGGCGAAAAATCATCCACGAGCATGGACATTGGAGAAATCTATTGCCAACGAATTAGGTCTAACACTTGAAGAAGCTATATTTCACTTAGAATATCTTGAACAGAAGGGATTCATTAAGTATCAGAAAACCTTAGATCGTAGCGGTGGAGGAATGGTCAAGATAACCGCATTAGGCATTGACGCAATCGAAAACCCCGAGCAGTTCGTAAAAAATGCTCCATTCCTTCAACAATTGATCATCTATGGCAATGTTGTTAATTCGACTATTTTACAAGCTGAATCAATAAAGATTCGCAACGGATTGAATAGAATCATCGAACAAGTCGATGATGCAGAAATTAGAAAGCTGATTGAAGAGTTAATCGCAGAATCTTATCAAGAAAAGCCAGATGGCAATAAGATCAAAGATGTATTTAGCAAGATAAAGCAAAAAGCTCCTGAAATAGCTGAAAAAATTGGTCCGATAGTTATAAAACTTCTGGAACGGTGGCTTAACTCTTCTTAAAGTCTATTCTTTTTCCACTTTTATATGGAAGAGATTTTAATTGGTAATCAAGCTTTCAAAGCTATTCAAATCGTTGATTTAACAGAATCTGCCGAAACACCAGAACATCGTGTGGAAGATGGCTTTTCTGTAGTTGATACAATAATATTGAAACCCAAGGAATTTAGCTTAACCCTTGAGCTAATGGAAGATGAGGTGGAATTACTCAAACAACTATACGAATCAAAACAACCGACTGAGTTCGTTTGCAGGTTTGGAGCATTTGAGGACATTGTAATTAAAGAACTCCATATTACGCAGGGAGGGAGTGCTAATACTTACAGAGCAAGTGTCAGCCTCAAACAAATTCTGAAAGCTAAGGCTAAGACTGCTGCAATTCCACTTCACCAGTTGCGAGTTACACCAGATGAGAAAGATGCTAAGGGAGGAGATACTACAATATCACCACAAGCTAAACAAGTTCCTCAAGCTCCAGAACAACCTCAAGGAAATCAGAGCTGGCTTGACAGCATAGTCACATTTTTGGGAGGATTTTTGGGTCTTGGAGGTGGCTAAATGCCTGCAGTCAACACTCTCCCATTCGATCCAAAACTGGGTTATCCTCAAAAGCAACTCGTTAAGATCAACAACAAGGCATATAGACTGTTCTACCGTTGGAATTACCAAGGTAACTTTGCAATACTGAGAATTAGAAGAATTGAAGATGATAAGATTGTTTTCGAGGGGAAGCTTGTTGAGAAAAATCCGTTTGAAATCAAGGATCCAAGTACATACGAGAACTTGTTCGTCATTTTGCCTTGGAACGTAAATGAAGAAAAAGCGGAGGTGTGGGTTTTTGGTTGAGTTCTGGAACCGCATGATCGAATTACAAGTTGGATCAACTGTCATAACTCTCGATGATCTGGATATCGAATTCGTGATCGAGAACGATGATGAAAGCAAGGCAGGGACCGCCGAGATTGCGGTTTACAACCTCGGACAGTCAAAATCGGCCTTCAAGAAAGATGAACTTGTCCAGCTTAAAGCAGGCTACAAAGACGATTATGGCATAATTTTCTATGGCAAGATCGACAAAGTATGGGATGAGAAGGATGGAGCTGATGTTAAGACAGTCGTTCAAGCTTCCGATTTGACTAAGCAGCTTTTCATGGCTAAGCCAGTCTGCAAGAAGTATCCGAAGGGGACGCCAATTGTATCAATCGTGAAAGATTTGTTCAGCGAAGCAAGTATTCCTGTCGGTAAAATCGATGATCTGAGCATAACTCTCAGCAAAGACATGGTATTTGGTGGTAAAACGACTTCTACACCGCACACAGTCTTAATCGAGGAAGTATTACCGCTCGTAAATGGCTCAATTTTAAAAAACATGCAATTTGATGGAGCTCTTGTGAAGTTGGGAGAGAGAACTGAGATATACACATGCTATGTCGGACAAGATGGAATGGGATATTTCGTTAAGAAAGATTTCAAAGATCAGACAGCTATTGTTCTTGATTCAGAAAGTGGGCTTATGGAAGTCCAAGATGTTAGCGAGGAAGGAAAGATTTCAGCTTACAAGGTCAGATGCTTGCTCAACTGGAAGATCAGGCAAAATTCCATCGTTCAGATTAACTCGCTGAATGTAAGTGGGAACTTCAAGGTAATAAAATTCAAGCATGTCTACAGAGGAGAGGATTATTACACCGAAGCGGAGGTGTCGCCGCTGTGATCGAGAAAATCAGGAAGCTAATCGATGTAAAGCTGGACAACATTAACACTGTCGCACTTGGTATAATTACTCAAGTCGATAACTCAAAGCTGAGGTGTAATGTTAAGTTAAAACATAAAATCCAGGGCCAAGAGATTGAGCTGTTCGATGTTCCAATTGCATGTCTTAGGTCCTCTATCGGAACAATTTACATTCCACTACAAGTTGGTGATGTAGTTTTGGTCTTCTTTTCAAAATACGAACTCGAAGAGCAGCTGAAAAACAAGGAAGTTGTAGCGGTCAACGAGTTGCTGAAGTTCAACCTAAATAACGCAATAGTCTTTGGCGGAGTTTTTACACTTACAGACTCAATACCAGATTTAGATCCGAATAAAATAAACATTTTTGGGGACATAACTATTAAGGGAGACATTTATGTCGATGGCGACCTCGACTTCAAGACTATTGCTGGAGGAACTCCAAAAGAGGATGGCACATGGCATAAGCATTCTTAGTTTTAAAGTCTATTCTTCTCCAATTCTACATGCCTTGGGATTTTAAGTTCGATGAGGATGGAGACATTGTTATCAACACGCTGAAGCAACTTGAAGCTGCATCAGAACTAGATCTCGCTAAGCAGCACATAGTGCACATTCTTAAATGTGTCAAGGGCTCCGATGCTTTTCATCCAGATTTTGGCGTTGATTGGCTTAAAATCAAACGCTCAGGATACAATAAAACGCTGATAGAGCACGAAATCCGCAAAGCTCTTTCAACTTACGACAAAATCAAGTCTATTGACAAAATAGAAATTTCAGAACCAGATTCTAACGGGAAAGTAAAGATCACGCTTTACTTAACTCTTGATTCTGGAAAAATTAATGTAGAGGTGACAGTATGAGCGAGTACGGCATTACAGCACAAGGCTTTGTTCCTAAGCCATATAGCGTCATTCTCGATGAGCTAATTCAAATTACGAAACAAGAACTTGGTGAAGACATAGACTTAAGCGAGCAATCAAGATTTCTGAGAGTTCTAAAGATATGTGCAAAGAGAGAAGATGAGCTCTGGCAACTTTTAGAAGATGCTTACTACTCAGCTTTCATCGATTTTGCAACTGGACAGAACTTAGATTATCTCGTTGCAATTCTTGGCATTAGAAGAAAGCGAGCGATGAGGGCTACTGGAACAGTTGTATTTTCCCGCTCAAGTCCAGCAACTTCAGATATCCTAATTCCAGCTGGCACGAGAGTTGCTGTATCAGATGGATCCATCGTTTTCCAAACTACTGGCGATGTTGTGTTATCTGCTGGGAATACACAAGTTGAGGCAACAATAGAGGCCGTTGAACCAGGATTAGCTGGAAATGTTACTGCAAACACGATAACAAAAATAGTAGATCCAATCAGTGGAATAGAATCAGTAAACAACCCGAATCCAACTGAAGGCGGGCAGGATGCAGAAACAGATGAAGAACTACGATACAGAGCAAAGAGATATGCACCATACGCAAAAGCTACGGTTTACAGCATAAAAGCAGCTGTATTAGAGCTTGAGGGTGTAACAGATGCTCTAGTGCAAGAGGATGTTGAAAACCATACAGTAAATGTTATCGTTGAAGGCGGAGATGACAGCGAGATTGAGAGCACAATAGATCAGTCAAGGCCGTGCGGAATACAAGTCACTTGGCAGAGGCCAGCTTACAAAACCATCGATGTAACAGTTGAAGTCAAAGCTGCTGAAGGCTACGATGCTTCAGCTGTCCAAAATGGCGTTCAGCAGGCAATAGAAGACTACTTCAACTCTCTTACTATTGGCAGAGATGTAACATTCTCCGATTTAAGTAAAGCAATTCTAAACGCTGACGGCGTTGATGACATAAACAGTTTGGAAGTGACCGACGGAGACTCAACAATCAATGCTTTTGGGCAATCAATAGCCATAGCTGAGACCGAGAAGGCTAAAACTGGAACTATTACTGTTACGGTGGTCTGATGTCAGCTGATAGGCTAATCAAGTTACTCTCAACTGCTTTTCACAAGGACAAAGATTCGAATAACTACAAGTTGCTTAAAGTGCTAACGGAAGGCCTTGATGAAATAGAAGACCAAATTGAGCTAATCAAAAAATCGCGCTTTTTAGATACAGCCTATGGAAAAAGCCTTGATTACATAGCAGCGCTGCTGAACATTCGAAGATCAAATGAGAGCGATTCAGAGCTGCGACAAAAGATAATAATGGAGAGAGCTAAGCAATTAAGCTGCGGAACTAAGCAAGATGTTATAACTTCTCTTAACTTCTTAGGGATAGAGAAGGTTACTATTAAGGAGTATCCAGACACTGATTGGGCATCGTTTACTGTATTGCTTGATGCAGACGAATATTTCAGCTGGAACGACACTGTCTTGACAGGCTATGGTGTAAGCGCTTATGGTGAAGGAGAATTTGGAGGAATTCATCTCAACATCAAAAATCTCATCAAAATAATAGGATATTTAAGCAACATCAAGGCTGCAGGCGTTAAAGTAAATGGCGGGCTATTGCTTGGTGTTCAAACAAAAACAAGCGCATTAATCTACTCGATTTTGGAGAAATTCCTAAAACCAACTGCTAAATGCGAAGTCTCAGCTCATTTTAATTTGGAGCTTAGAATGCATAACACAGCGAAATGTACAGCAGTAAGCACCTACGGTTACAGTGAATTTGGATACAATGAGAATGGTTATGGAGGGGTTTGGTGATTTTTAAAGTCTAATTCATCTTAGAAATTCATGGGATCTTACACACAACAACTGAATTTGTACAAACCCAACATGGGCGAATTTAACTGGCACATACCGCTAAATGAGAACTTCGAGAAGATAGATTCCGAGGTTGGCTACAAATGCGTTTTGAACAAGGGCTGTCAATCTCCAGCACAAGTAACCGAATCAGCACCAACTTTAAAGCAATCGGTTCAGCCAGATAAGCAAAGAATTCTGCTTGTTGAATCAATACACGTTGTGGCAGATAATCCATCTGG